ACAGTGGCCTGTAAAGCGGCCTTCTTGTTCACGTGACCACCGTGACGTCGCAGTTCGTCTCTTCGAGCTTGGAGACGTTGTACTCCGCCATACCATCGTAGCAGATCCGGGCCTTGGCAATCGCAGCATCAATAGCCTTTTTGGGGCACGTGCTCACGATATCACAATGGTAGCTTTCGTAGACGTCTCCGCTCTCGTCGGAGCACCCGACCTCAATGCTGTAGCTCTTGTACTTAACCGGGGTAACTTTAGATTTCGCCATTGTCATACTCCTTCTGTTTGCTCACATATCCTCCAATGATCTAAACCCTTTAAACACCGGGAAGATAGGCACACCCTTAGGTGATCGTTTCTGAAACTTAAATGTCACTGTTCTGCCCACCAACGCGTCTTTGGTTGCCCACAAGGCCGCCCTTTGGGCATCATCAAACCCGGTACCAAGTTCAAACCTAGCGCCCATCATGTCTTCACACTCAAGGAAGCCTAGGTCACCGCGCCCCACCATACCAGACTGGTGGCTTGCCCTCTTTGTTCGACCGAACACATCAACGGCTGCTGGGTTACCGTTGTGTAACCTTTCGCCGTAGCCTACTACGGTCGCCTCGGCGTCTTCAAACCGTTTCATCTTCATCAGGACTTGGTCGCCCATAGTACCGCGGCCCTGTTTGTAGGCGCCTGTCGGGGATCTAAGTATAAGGCCCTCGTAGCCTTTATCAGCATACAGATCGTGAGCCACCACCAGCTGCTCAGATGTGTGTATCTCAGCGGTTGGGACTGCCTTGACTAAAGCCCAGTCACCGGACGCGGCGTGGGCCGCAGCTATGCGTTCTTTGAACGGCATGGCGCCGGCGTGCCACATGTCGAACACATAGAACGTGGTGTTGCGTGGCAGCCGCTTGTCGGCAGACATGACAACTGTAGACGTCTCGTTCCACGCAGACGAGGAGGTGGGGTCCCCTACCAGCAACTCCCCGTCGCACGAGTCAAGACGTGAATCCCGGAACATTGACTGGATACCTGCGTTCGGGAGCGGCTTACCAGACCTAGACCATACCACGCCGTCCTTCACTATGGCCCGGATACCATCCAATTTAGGTTGGACTAACACTGGGTACACAACCTTAGCCAGATCTACTGGGCAAGCTAGCATCGGCTTGGGCGGTATCATCGTACTCCTCCAGCAGTAACTGCGCGTAGTGAATAACTTTCTCGACATCCAGCTTCTTTCCTTTTGAAGCGTGTCTGCATATGTACTTAACGATGTTGCCCTCGTACCACCCGAGATTGTTGGCTCGGATGAAGTGCGACGGTTGGATCTTCATCAGGCGGTAGTGGTCACCGCCCACCTGCGTTGAACTAGCCGGCTTCTGGGTAGAGCTCACGTTGAGTCTCCAGTAGAGCGACCATATCTAGCACGAACTTGATCGCATCATCCCTGTCATACCGCCACCCGGCCTCTCGGACCGTGCTGGTCTGGTGATGTGGTATTCGTATACGTAGCGTACCAGAGCCCGGCTCTATATACGCAAGCATACCCTCACCAATACTCAGCCCCGCTGGGGCCAATTCCACGGATTCCACCGCCCCCTTCTTACGGGCCTTTCGAGTTGTCACCAGCCACCTCCTGTACTACGCGGTCAACCGGTGCCTTGGTCTCCCGGAACCCACGGTACACCGTACCGACAGCCCGAGCCATGAACGCAGCCTCCCCTAGTGGAACATCTGCCGGCTCGGTAGGCCCTCTGGTGACCTCCGGGGCGATCCCCAAGTCAAGGATGGTGGCCCACACAGACCCGATATCCCGGATCTCGCCCTCGGTCCACGGCTCCTCGATCTTGTACTGGGCCAGCGCATCCCGGAGGATCGCGATGTCCTCGGCGTGGCCCCACAGGGCCGAGCACTCACCCTCGTTGTAAGCCCGTACGACGGCCGCTAGGGCGTCCGGGGCCTGCACTGGTACCGTCAGGTCAGACACAGCCTTACGGGCCATAGCGGACTTGTTAAGCATCCCTTGGAGTACCTTGAAGTTGTACCCTCGGCCGGTCTGTTCCCAGTCCAGCGTCTTGAAGTAGTGGGTGACGACCGAATCGTCAGTCCGGGGGTTGGTGACCACGAACGCCAGCGAGCCGATGACGGCCGTAGGGTTATGGGACAGTGAGCTCAGCGCCACAAACATGTGACGCTCGCTCTTATCGGCGAACGATTCGCCCAGTTCCGAAGCAATCGGGGCAGCCACTACCCTTCTCCTCAGTCTTGTAGGTACGTACGCCGTCTACGGTGACGGGCTTGATCGTCGGTGCAGTCTCGGCAGTCACCCCGTACCCGTTACAGGAGGGGCAATTGTCGGGGTGCAGTCGGGTCGGATCCTTCTTCTTCTTCAATTACTTTGCTCTCTTCTTTCTCTTGTCCGTCTGGAACACCTTGGTCGGCATGTCCCGGTCTATCCCACGATAGGAGATACGGTGGGGGCCCCACGCTACGATTGGCGCTGTCGGGATTATCCGGTGGGCTTTCCCTCGGCACCCCTTCCTCAAGCACTTCGTAAGTGGTTCGTCCTTCATAGACGCGAAATGTTCTTCCACGTGGCCCAGTCCGCACAAGTACGTGTACGTCGGCATAGATCACTCTTCCTCCTCGGTGTCCAGATTGGATTCACCATCCAAGTACTCAGATACCTTCTTCGGGAACTTGGCAAGCAGCTCTGCCGTGGTGATATCCAGCAGGTCAACCACCACATCCGGGTCCTCCTCTCGGAGGTTCTCCATTACTTCTCGTCTGTTCATTCTGTTTTAACCAGAGGTGTTACCTCAGTCCATGCAGCCAGATAGTAGACCTCACCGGTCGTATCGGATACCGGGGCATACATGCCGTCTACGTGGACGAACTTGTAGACCTCCTCCCTAGTAGGCTCTAAGGCCCCCGGAGGGATACGTGGATCCGGGTCCGATATCCGGAAAAACGACCCGGGTATCAAATCGTACAGTTTCATTTCTTTGTCCTCTTTCCTTCGTCCCATTTTCCACAACTCTGGCACTGTAGCCGCTCGATCACAAAGCACGTGGTGTGCTTGTACCCTTGCTTGGTTAGGTGCGTCGAGCCACAAGCAGCACACGCCCCACGTGCCCCAAGGTGGGGATGCTTGGTGAGGTACGGCTTGAGCCTGTGGTACAGCTCCTCTTGGAGCCTCACGTCTTGCTTATTGTACCGGGTCATCAGCCGCCGTGCTTTCTCGTCCCCGTCCAGCACGTCTTTCCACAAGCCGAAGCCGTGGTGTTTGAGCTTGGTCCCAAGGCCCAGAAGAGGCGCGACATATGCGAGCTTGCCGGATAGAAACCCGAGTCCTTTGACCCCTTTGTACAGGTCAATGGACGTAACAGGTGGCAGTGGGGGTAGACCAGCTCGGACGAGGGCCCCTTTGATCTTTGGCAAATCAAAGCCGTCCCCGTTGAACGTCACTACTGCATCCGCTTCCTTGATCAGTTTCCACAATTTCTCCAAGAACTTGGGGTCGTCCCACTTGGCACCAAACTTCATGGCCGGTTTGCCAGTCCACTTGGCCGACCAACACAGTACCCCGTCTGGGTCCACCACCTGCTCGGGGCTGATGAACTGCTTACGGGACCCAAACACGTACACCTTGGCAGGGTACGTCTCGATGTCAAGTTGTAGTATCTTTGGTTCCACTAAGAACCTCCTCGCACTTCTTTATGAACCGCTTATGGTTCTCGGGTAACCGGATCTGGAACTGGTGGTAGATGATCTCCGCTTGGGTGTCTCGGTAGTAGGTACCTAGGCCGTACTTAGGGCCACCGTTGGGTAGCTGCCAGTACGGCTGGAGCAACTCCTCGCCCGCGAACCTGTGTACCGGATCAGAGTACCGATTAGGCAGCATGAAAGTCACCGGCACGACACATACAGATGCCCACTTGGTGTACCACTCACACACGTCGTTAGAGTTATCGGGCTCCGCCGATGGCTCGTCCATCTTCTTGTACGTACCATACGACATAGCTAGGGTAGACGGGGCTGCGAACACCCCGCTATTCTTGATGTGCTCAGACGTTTGTGCGTTACCCACTAGCTCACCTTGACTGGCCCGCCATACGTAGGATGGTAGCGCGTCGGTGCGCAGTGGTATAGCGTCGATGTCCAGCAACACAACCACATCCTCGTCCTTGAGTGTAAGCCCACCCCACAGGGCGTCTATGGACGCCCCGTGGGATAGCTGAGTTGGGATCTGCATGAACGAGTAGCCCCTCCCCTTAGGGAGGAACTTCTCGACCACAGCCCGTTGTGCCTGTACCACCTCGTCTGATATGTTCTTCATGTAGAACGAGGCAACGATTACGTTACTCACGACGGCGGGTCTCCATTAGTCTTTCCACTTCGAGCCTTGGGCTCACCTTCCCACTCAGGTTCTTTCAGTCCAGCGTGCTGCTGTCTGATGGGCTGCTGCCGCAACTCTCGTACCCACTTGGCTGGCAGCTTGACTCCGATGATGTACTTGAACCCATTAGCGCTAGCCCAATCAGAGTAGTGTTGAGTAGAGTCGCGTCGGAGTTTGTTGTCCCTCTGGAAGACGAGCCGTAGGTCGATACCCGGGTTAGACTTCTTGATGGCAATGAACTTGGTACGTTCACTCGAAGTAAGCTTTCCCTTTGTTTCGAGTATAATCGTTCCGACCGTAAAGTCGGGTGTGTATCTTCGGACCTTTCCAACTCGCTTAGAGGTGCAGTCCAAGCATACCCCCGATTGAACCGGCGCGGTATACTTGACTTTGTGGGATTCATACTCGAACTTAATCCCACGTTTACTAAGAAACTCAGCCATGTCCGCTTCAAAGCCTGACCTATACGGCGCATTGCGCTCACTTCGCTTCCTCGACCTTTGGCTCACGGGCAACCTCTGCGAGCCACACTGGCCCATAAGAATAGTTGAATCGCCGGAGGCCCACTCCGTTGTTGGCATCTGACCAACACTCATCTCGATACTTGCAGTAGCTACAGTGCATACCCACCTTCATGTTACCCGACTTACCATCTGGTACAAGGGGCATACGGGGGCTGGTTGGCCTAACCATCACAGCTTCTTGTGCCTTGAGCTTAGCAAGGTTCTGTACGTTGTAGTCAATGACGGGGTGTAGCCCCATCTTGCCACCTTCCTTGTCGATGGCGAGGATATAACCATCCGGTGATGGCTCATCCGGCGCACCCAGTGCGTACTGGTACGCTCCTACTTGGGCCGAGTACCCGAAGCCGTCCGCTTTCGCCCCGTCCACAGCCCAACGATCAAAGCTACGAGCAGCCATAGACTTAACGTCAACAA